GTGAAATGCATCAGCCACTTGCTGTTGGAAAGATGGTTAATTTTAAAGAAGATAGATATTTTGATCCAGAATCTAAAAAGTTTTATTCTGGAGTTTTTGTATCAGCATATGTTTCAAAGGGTGCACAAGATACATGGGAAAAAGTTTTGGACGGTACACTAACAGGATTTTCTATTGGTGGTCGTATGAATAAGTGGGATGACGGTTATGATGAGAAGTCAGATTCCACAATTAGAATTATTAAAGATTATGATCTTGTTGAATTGTCATTAGTTGATTCTCCAGCAAATCAATTTGCAAATATTATGCAAGTTGAAAAAGTTGATGGAGTAGACATTGTCAAAGGCCAAGATGTTGCATTAGAAAATGTTTTTTATGATGAAGAATCTGGTTTGGTAATGGTTTCAGAAGAAGAAACTGCATTAAGTCCAACAACAGGAAACCAGATGAAAAATATAGGTTTCGTTGAAAAAGAAGACAACGAAAAAATGGATATAGTCAAATTCTTAGTAGATAGTGCTAAAGGCATTGGTGCTAAGATTAACAAGGAGGATAATCCTATGGCAAAAAAGACAAAGGTTGAAGAAACCGAAGTTGCTAAGTCAGAAGAAATCGCTCCAGAGGCAGATGCCGTAGTTGAGGCTCCTGTTGCAGAAGTTACTGAAAAGTCTGAAGAGACTGTAGTAGCAGAAGATACTGTTGAAAAGTCTGAAGAGACTCCAGCAGAAGAAGTTGCAAAGGCTGAGGAATCAGTTGAAGCACCAGCAGCAGAAGTTACTACAGAAGTATCTAAATCAGATGAAGCAATTGTTGAAGCAGTTGCAGAAATCAAGAATACAATTACATCAGCCTTTAGCGATTTAGTTGAAACTGTAAAGTCTTTGCAGGCAGAAGTAGAAATGCTTAAGTCTTCAAAGGTCGATACGGCAGCAGTAAAGGCTTCTCTTAATGAAGTAGCAAAAGATATTGCTACAACGCTAGAGCAAGTAAATAAGTTTGGAAAGAGAGTAGACGCAGTAGAAGCAGACACCGCTTTCCGAAAGTCTGGAGATCTCGGAGAGATTATTCAGGACGAACCAGAAATGGTTCAAAAATCCCTATGGGGCGGACGTTTCCTCAAAACAGCCGATCTATTTAATTCGTAAATCACTTAGGAGGTGACAATATGTCGGAAGAGATTAAGAAAAACCAGCCAGGAGAAACTGGCGAACTAGGCGGAACAGCCCCTGGTCTTTATCAAGGTCAAGGTGCATTCGCTTCAGGTGGTGTTGGAGGTGTAACAGATCCAGGTGCAGATACACTTGGAAACATTCCTAACGCTAACTTTGGTGTTACCACTGGTCCTAATGCCGTAAATCCTTCGGGTGATGCAGCAAGCGGAATTTTGCGCCCAGAACAAGCACGTCGTTTTATTGACTATGTTTGGGATGCAACCGTACTGGCTCAAGATGGTCGTCGTGTGACCATGAGAGCAAACACCATGGAATTGGAGAAAATTAACGTTGGAGAGCGTGTAATCCGTGCTGCTGCTCAAGCAGTTGGAAATTTCACAAACACTGGCGCTACATTCTCAAAAGTAGAACTTACCACAAAGAAAATCCGTTTGGATTGGGAAGTTTCTGCTGAAGCACTAGAAGACAATGTCGAGGGTGGTGCATTAGAAGATCATCTTGTTCGCTTGATGACAAATGCATTCGCAAATGACATTGAAGATCTTGCTATTAATGGTGATGGCACAACAGCGCCATTCCTTTCAATCATGCCTGGCTTCATCAAGAAGCATCAGGATAATGGAGATTCACATGAAGCAGCCATAACAGTTGCTGACAATGCATGGACTCCAGAGAAGATGCAGGAGATCATCCTAGCAATGCCACGTAAGTACCGTGCACTTAAGAATAATCTTAAGTTCTATGCAGGTACAGATGCATTCGCAGGTATCGTTAAGAATAACGGTACATTGTCTGATGCAATTGCTGAAGCACTTGGAAAGAACGGTAATACCTATGCTAACACACAGGCTTACCTTGATGGACAAGGCCAGACATTCGGTGGAGCACGTACAACTCGTGTTCTCGGAATTGATGTACAAGAGGTTCCTTACTACCCTGAAGGATATGTCGATTTGACATTCCCACAGAACCGTGTATGGGGCTTCCAGCGTGACATCGTCGTAAACCGTGAATATGTAGCGAAGAAGGATACAATTGAATACACTGTATTCGTTCGCTTCGGTATTCAATGGGAAGAAGAAGATGCCATTGCTTGGGCAGACGCTGCAGCAGATGCATAATCTGCAAACAGTACCTTTGAGAGGGGGAAGGGGTTAATTCTCCTCCCCCTCTTATTTTTTTAGTAATCTGTTATAATAGACAACATAGGAGGTTAAAATAATGGAAGAAAATAATATTAATAATGTTGAAAACGAAAGCATGCCAGTATTGGAACAGCAACCAGAGGTTGTAGAACCAATCGTAGAGCCAGTCGTAGAGCCAGTAGTTGTTGAAACAAAAGTTGAAGAAGTTGCGGTAGAAAATAACATTCAGGCTTCAGTTACTGAGGCAGTAGAATCTAATGATGCTATTACAACATCAGACTTTTCAAGATCAAGTTCAGATACCGTTCAAAGTATTGGTTCAGTTGAAAATGGAGTGATTGGTGTTGCTCAAACACCACGTCCAGAGAAAAAGGCTGTAATGTCAATGTCAAAAGAATCAAAAAAGACAGTGGCAGTACACTCAACCAAAAACGTAAGTTTGCCTGGAGTTGGCAAGATATATCGTGGATATAACATTGTTACACCAGAGCAAGCAGAGAAGTGGCTAACTCGTAGTCATATCAGACTTGCTACACCAGAAGAAGTAGCCAAGGAGTTTGGTCGCTAAATGCAAATTTTGAGAGTTCCGCCATACAATTTATCAGTGACGTTAGATGTTTCTGACGCCTCTACTGAGTATGAATATACAATTGTTGATATGGCGGATCTTTCGGAATCTACTGGTGAGGCCACATCAAATGCTTCAAGCAAAATAGTTATTCCTCTATCATCTAAATATGATACTCAGTATAAAATCACGGTAGATGGAGAAGATACATACGTAGACGTAGTAAGACCATACATAAACCCAAACGATCATGGTACTACTGCTACAGAAATAGAAAAATATAAACGAGATGAAGAATTAGCAAGAGCAATTATAGACTCGGTTTGTGATGTAGAATTTTATTATAAAAAGAAAGTAATTGAAACAACAGGTTTGGGATTAGATTATATTCCTATCTGGGCAGATGCAAAAGAAGTTATAAAGGTTTATGAGAATAACGTATTGCTATATGATGCCTCTGATGAAGAAAACTCAGTTACTCATTTTGAGATTATTTCAGATGGTTCTGCTATAACTATGACATACAGCGATGCTATTAACAGAGATGAGTCAGCAAGAATACTTTTACCAGCATCTCCAACAGATGTTGCTGAATTAAATTACTCAGCAAGAGGTTTTCCTAAAGGATGGGATTATAGAATGACACTTGAGGTTGGATACTTTAAAGTACCTCAAGATATTGTAAGGGCAACAGAACTTTTGATACACGATATAGAGTGTGGTAAATTAGATTATTACAAGAGATATATCGGAGCATATAATACAGATCAGTTTAGAATTCAATTTGATAAGCAGGTATTTGCAGGAACTGGTAATTTAATAGTTGATAAAATATTAGACAAATATCGTAAACCGATTGAGTTCGTTGGAGTTCTATAATGGTAGTATGCGAACTTCCAGACTTCGCATTTCCTATGCAAGCAGATGTATATCATCCAATAGTTGAGCAAGGTATTTACGGAGAAGTTAAAAAGACTTGGATATTAGATAGAACAATAGCATGTTCTTTTGCTCCAGCAGGGACAGCATTTAAAGAAGAAGTCATACCTAATATAAATATTACACAAGATAAGATACTGCTTGGTCGTTGTAAAACCGATATAAGAATTTCAAGTTTAGAGGCTGCCAACTCAATAACTAATGTAATTATAACAAATATTCGTGACAAGAACTGTAATGAA